ATGATGATGACTATAAAAAATTACAAGACTACGCACGAAATTGGTGCCAATACGCCATTATTGGAAAAGAAAACGCTCCAACAACAGGAACACCACACCTTCAAGGATACATGTAAGTACAATATAAACAATTTATTCCTTTATAGGCATTTCTCAACATCAAAATTATTCAAAACGATAAAAAAACAACTAGGAAATGAAATACATATTGAAATTGCACGAGGTGATGACTACCAAAACAAAGACTACTGCACGAAAACCGACAAAGAAGCATGGACATGGGGAGTACCAATTAAACAAGGACAATGCACAGATCTTAAAAGAGCATGCAAGGCTATAAAAGAAGGAAAAAGTATGAAATATATATGCGAAAACTTCGACGATATTTATGTTAGATATTGGAGAGGTCTGTACAAGCTTAAAGAAACGCTTGCTCCGCCACCAGAAAGAGATTTTCCAACAGAAGTTTATTACTACTATGGTGAACCAGGTGTGGGAAAATCACGTAGAGCTTATTCAGAAGCCAAAGCTACAAATGAATCAATTTACTACAAACCCAGAGGAGATTGGTGGGATGGATACGAACAACAACCAAATGTTATCATCGACGATTTCTACGGATGGATCAAATACGACGAACTATTAAAAATAATGGATAGATACCCATACAGAGTACCAGTAAAAGGAGGATACCAAATTTTTAACTCAAAAAGAATTTGGATAACATCTAATATCCCCATTGACCAATTATATAAACATTCCCATTTCATTCCCCAAGCCATCGAAAGACGATGTACAAAAATTGAATATATGCAATAAATTTATTTTAAACAGAATATCCTCTTAATTGAACATAACAACGGGTTACAATTTGAAAAGTTATGTGAAGACTGTCACTTGGAAAAGCATATAATAAACCAAAATGTTGCACAGCAGTTCCATCTCGATCAATCTTGATCCATGGCCTGTAGGTTATAGTACGCATAGTAGAATTAGGAAGAACATTAGAATTAGTCACCACAGCAGGAACAACAGAGTTATACATAACCTGATTGCAACGTCGAGCTTTAGAACGAGTTAAATCTAATAAATCATCAGCATTAATTTTTTCTAATGACGCCTCATCAATATAACGATGCCATGGAACAGCTACATAGGTTCCGGACGACGTATTATCTTGAAGAACAGTAACCTTCGGAATACACTTCGTATAAAATCGAACAAAGCGATAATAACCGAATAACGACTTAAATTTTTCCAACTCTGGTAAATCGTCGAACTTAAAAGATAACAAATGACGAGTTTTAGCAACAGTAGGCAAAATATTGTCTGTCCAATTAGGCCGCAACAAAACAGTATTAAGAGCAGAGTTATGAGGCCTACGAACATATGGCCGATAATAACGTCTAAACAAGGCGCGATAACCCGGACGAAAGAATTTACGATAACGACGACGAACAAAGAACCTCCTACGCATACGAACACCACGTGACCGCATGACGAAATGAATAAGTCATAAATGACGGAAGTTAAAAATAACCAATTCATTAAAACAAACAAACAACCAATAACAATTAGACCAGCTACCACCCCCGCACAAACACCAGTTCTCGTCCAACCAATAATAATTAGACCAGCTACCACCCCCGCACAAACACCAGTTCTCGTCCGATATATAAACCTATGTTACGAAGTGGCGGTAATACTAATCGCCACTTCGTTAAACCATGAATGCACGAGTAAAAAGATTCTGCTTTACACTTAATAATTATA